CAGTTTCTCTTACGGCTTTCGCGTCTGCAATTGCTTCTTTTAATAAATCATTTGCCATGATTTCTCCTCTTATTTAATTTGGAAATAAGGCTATTTGAAGCCTCAATAGAAAGTACTATGTACTTATTTAGATATAAAGTGAGTGACCGATTATTGAAATACGGTATCGTTAACATTTATATATATGCAAGAATTAACAAAAACATTCAATTTAAACGTAAAAAAGTGCCAAAAGGCACAATTTTTACTAATTTTGATCATCTAGCCATTGAAAATATTTGGCTCGATCAACCTCCAATTTTCGCTTTTGGCCTTTAGATATAAAATGTCTACGATTTTTTAAATCTTCCATTTTACCAGATTCTTTTAATTCACGCTTAAAAGATTTTAAAGCAAAGTTAATATCTCCTTTAGGATATGTCTTTGTTGGTAATACTTTTACAGCAACACCCGCACCAGGTACTGCAGTTTTTAATGTTTTTTTTGTTTGCTTATTCATGTAACTTATTTATTAATTTAATTTAATACTTAATATATAAAATATAATTCATATATCAAAATTTATTCTTCAAAAGCAGGGCCTTTATCATCTACACCTGCAGTATAATCATCTTCGCGTAACGCTTCGCCCATTTTATAATAACGATTTAAAACAGTTCCCATATCTTCATATGCTGATTCTAATCGTTGTTGCATAGAACTCATTTCATTTGATGTCTTTTCAAATACTTTATAAGCCTCATTCATTTGTTTCATATGCCGTGATACAGTTACATTATCAAACCAATGTTCAGATTCTGAGATAGTTACTTTTTCGGCCTGTTCTACCACGCTTTGCAATGTTTTGGTGACCTCTTGTAGTCTACCATTACTATATACCATCTCACCTAACTTATGAAAATTACCTACCGCTTCTAGAAAAGCATTACGATCATCTTTAGACATTTTTTGATCATCTGATTCTCCTAAATATTTTTCATTTAAGATATGCTTCATTAATTTGTTTTCATATTTATTCATTATAAATCTCCTATTACATGCCACCCATTGGATCACTGCCAGCTAAATTACGATCTTGTACTTTATCTATCATTTTGTACATACCTTCTATCTGTTTATGAGCTCCGTTTAAATATCTAGCAACTTGATTTTGCATTTGTTGGTATTGAGGATTACCAGTTTCTTCTCCTGCTGCTTCTAACGCAGTTACTATTTCTTTTTCAAAATCCTCTACAGCTGTAAGTAATCCATTTGATTGTTCTAGAAAATATTGATAATCAACTGCTCCTTGTTGCTGTTCTTTTAATAATTTACTTAATTTTATTTTACTCATAACTTCTCTCCGCTGGTATATTTCCAAATACGTCCGGTCCGGTTGGTTTTATTCCAGGTTGTTCTGATGTTGCATATTTACTGCCATTAAAATTTTTATCATGGCCCGTAACAGCTTTTGGTTCAAATGCTAATAAATCCTTTGATTCACCAGTTCCTTTTTTTCCTTTAGGATTATAAGGACCATATTGTGATTGTAAATCTTCTAATGCCATAATTAAAACTCCGTTATAATATCAGTAATAATACGTTCTATATTAACAAATTTATTTACAGTAACGCTTCCTTTTGATTCGTTAACTGGAGATAAAAATGCTCCATGAGTTGATGGATTTGAAACAAAGTCAAATGCAATTAATTCAAAATCTGGTTGCACTTCTAATGTATCTCCTCCTTCTCTCATTACTTCTTTAACCGATCCCATTCCTCTCGAGGATATACCTAAACGTATACCAGATTTAAATAGTTCTTTTAAGATGTTTCCTGCAGGTGTTGGTAATACTTCTACTACTCCTACTAAATCATCACCTTGCCAACCCATCTCACGTATATTATGAGATACATTTGCTAAATTAACTACTGATGAATCTGGGTGATCTAATTCTCCTAATGCGCGCCGCTCTTTAATAAATGTACTTGCATAATTATTTGCCTCTCGCATTAATGTATCTTTTGGATAAATTCTACCATTTTGATTTTTGGATTCGGCTCTTTGTAGAGTCCCTTTAACAATTAACTTACCATTATTTTGAGATAATGATTCATTTATTTGCTGAGGTGATACCTCAAATTGATGATATTCTACTAAAAGTTGTTTATCCATAATATATCCTTAGTATTTTCTTGGCATCGATGCATATGGCAGTCTAGCGCCATCAAATATCTGCACACCTTTTTCATTATGAAATGTATCTAGTGCCGATACAGTTGTTGCAACTGATCCAGTCGTTGATGTAATTGTAGTTGATATTGCGTTAACAGAACCACCATGTACATTTGTAATAGTTAATACAGAACCAGCTGAGCTAGTCAAAGCCGAAAATAATGTACTAGGTGCAATTGTATTTGTATATCCTGCAACTACTGCTCCAGCTGCTTGATTATTTATTGCTTCTTGCCATGCAAAATTTAATGAAGCTGATGTATGTGAAGGATTAACTAATCCAGCAATATTACCAGCTAATTGTCTAGATGATGCTGTAATAACTCCATGTATAGTAGCTGGAATAGTTGGTGCAAAATCTCCTACTGATTGTGAAGTAAAGAATACTCTAAAAGTCTTTTTTGAGTCAGTATGATTTCTAGAAAAATCAGTAGTTCCGTCATAGCCTTGAATATCAAAAAATGCTCCATCCAAACCAGACCCGGTACCTGCTGCAGAATATAAATTATTTCCTAAAGGAAGATCAAATGTAAATGTAGATGCTTGATTTGTATGCCCTGTTATAAATTGTGTAGATCCACCGTAATTAGCAGCGGCATTACTAGTAACAGATTGACCAGGCGATTGATTTTCTTGTATAATTACCGGATCATGCCACATTAATCTATTCTGTTCTTGAATAAATTTTTGTTTACATGCATGAATACCTTTTGATTCTTTAAGTACTTTGTTTTCTGGTTGGCGCATAAAATCTTGCCATGATAATGTATATTTCATCTTTTTCCTCTTTTATTTTTAGTAGCATCTATTATAGATGGATGTCCTACTTTATTGTGATAATTCTTTTAATCTATGAGCAACACGTAACATTCGTTCATTAATTTTAGAAAATCGCGATCCGGTTGCTTTCCAAAAATGTCCGGACTGTACGCCCATTTCTGTTTTTAAACGTAAATTGTTATTAACAATTTTTTCCATTTCAGCTAACATTCGGTTAACTTCCATAATTCCTCGATTAACTTTTTGTTGAGGCGTTGATGTAGGATCTTTTTTATAATCACGATATGATGTTTCATTTAATCCTTGCATTGTTTTCATCATTTGTTTATACGCACTTTCAAAATGTTTTTCACTGCTAGATGTTTTTTTATAATCAAATACTTCTGCATTATCCTTTTCATCTTCTTTTTTACCAAAGGCATATGGTGTCTTTGGCGGACCTTCGCCGCCGTCCAAATTGGCGGTGACATTAGCTTCGTCTAAATCTTTTTCTTTAGCAGCTTTTTTCATTGGTTCTTTTTTATTACCATCACCATCTAAATCTAAAAAATCAGGTTTGCCGGCTTCATCTAAATCTTTTTCTTTAGCAGCCTTTTTCATTGGTTCTTTTTTATTACCATCACCATCTAAATCTAAAAAATCAGGCTTTGATTTTTTTTCATTAAGAAATTTATTTAATTCATTTAATAATTTCATATGTTACCTATTTTTTAAAGAAATAAATATTACTATTACCTGCTGACCCAGATATATAAGATAAAGAAAAATCTAAAATTTCACCAGTATTAATATCTTTTAAATTTAATTGACCGCCATCAGAAAAACTCGCGGATGCATTTGCTGTTACGACTAAGGTAGGTCCAAAGCCATACATTGAACCAGTTAAATATAATTCTCCACCAATGTATCTATGTGTTTCGCGGTATCGGCCAGTTGGTCCTAATTTTTCATGTTGAGTAGACATTATTCATCTCCCATTTGTTTAAGTTCATTAACTAGTTCATAATATCTAAGCATAGTTAATACATCTTTATCCTGAATAGTATGTTGTTTAGTTAATTTATTTAATAAGTTAGCAACTTCAGTTAGTTTAATACGTATTACTTTATTACCAATAGTTGATTTCATTGATATAATTGACGTTTTTAAACGTTTAGTTTCTGTTAATACATATTTTTTTAGTTTAACTGTATTAGTAACATTATTAATATACTCACGTAACATACGTTTTTGTTCTTCATTTAATTTAGAATATTTTGCATTAAATTTATCAACTACTAATTTAGATGCTAAAATTCGTACATCTTTATGTTGTGATGCTAATTTTGGCAATCCTTCTTCTTTTGGAGCCGAAGTTTGTATATGTTCTATCAACGCAAATTTACTAGACATAAATTCAGATGGATCATCTGCTTCTGCAAATTCAAATATTTTATATGTCGATGCATGTACTTTATAATTTATAATACGTGATTTAAAAAATTCATCTAAATTATATGTAGATTTTAATTCTTTAATTAAATTATATTTATCACGCCTCAATTGAGATTCATTTATTTCTCGTCTAGATCTAATAACTGCATTTAAAAATTGATTTGCACGTGATTCTGTTATAAATTTTTCTTGCGAGATAGTCCGATATAATTTTAATTCTTTTGATAATTCAGAATTTTTATTAAAATGTTTCTTTATTACTCGAAGTGCATGCGAGTCTTTGTCATTCATGGTATCTGATGCTACCTGCCGCACTAACAGTTCAAATACAATCCCGGTGTTTTTAACTTTTGAATGTTTTATCCGTTTCATGAAATTATGCCTTGTATAATCATACTTTTTAATAAATATGCTATTTAATTAGAAATCAATATATAATTATTCCGTAATTAATTGAGATTCATCTAACATGGTTCCAGAATCAACATCTTCTTCTTCTGATATCAATGTTTGTTTAATAATTTTTGATGATTTCATTGAATTAATTAATGAATTAATTTGTATATTTTCTGTACTTAAAGGCGAACCTCCGCGGTAATTATGCTGTAGCGGATTCTTATCTGTAGATAATGAAGTACTTAATGATTTTATTGCTAATGGATCTCTTCCATGAGGAGAATCATGAGTTCCCCAGGATTGATGTTCAGGTGGACGACCTGGGCCGGCTACATGTTCTTGTTCTTGGCCCGGTAATAGCCCACCTTTATTTGCAACATGCATGGATGCAATATCATGCGGTGTACCAAATGATTGATTAGTTTTTTGAGGATCATTTCCTTCTGATTTAATTTGTTCTCGACGGAAATCTTGTTTTAGATCTTCAATTACTTGTTCTTGTTCCATAGTCCATTCATTTTGACTTAAACCAAATACATTTTCATATATCCATCTTTGAGAAAATAAATTAGACTCTTTCATATTTGTAGCTAATCCAATTTTACTTTCTAATATTTCAACTTTTTGTTTTTCATATACAATTGATGGATTAGTTAAATTTAATTCAAAATTAACTAAATCTGCGTCTTTAAATCCTTGAGTATATAAATGCACAATTGCAATTTTAGTTAATTCTGATACAAATATTTTTTGAATACGTTCTATTGTTCTAGCAAATCTTACATCTTCTGCCGCCAATGTTGCCTTACCTTCAACACCTTCATCGTATCCTAAAAATGCTTTTGGTATTTTTAATGCTGCAAATAATTTATTTTTTAAATAATCAATATCTTCTATTTGACCCTCTGATGACATGCCTGGTAATGCTTCAATTGAAGTACCAGATTCTCCACCTCTTACTGGCATAAAATAATCTTCAATCATATTTTGCATATTAAATTTAAGATTATAATCGCCGGTCTTTTCGTCAATGTAAGGAACTTTTTTCATTTTATTAACAATTCCTTGAATGTGATTATCAACTTCTGCAGGTGGTATATTACCTACATCAATTTTAAATATCCTACGTTCTGGTGCTCGCATTATACGATGAATTAACATAGCATCTTCCATCAAAGTTAATTGTTTAAATATTTTACGAGCTGGCTCGATCATTGATTTACCATATGGTAAGAAATTAGTATCAGATAATAATCTAAAATGTGCCATTTCAAATGGCTGAAATTCTTGAAATGCTCCGTTCTGACCTTGCTGAAAATGATTTGAACCACCACCATGAGTATTTTGTAATTTAAATTTATACGCGTATGGGTTTGCTTCATCAAATCCTTCTTCTCGTATAATTTCATATGCTGACATAGGCATTACATTTACAATACCAACCTCTTCTTCAATATCTAAATGTAAATAAAAATCTCCATATTTACATGCGTTACGTATCCATGGCCATAAATTATAATCTATATTTAATATATCATAAAATAAATTACGTAAAATTTTTCGAATTTCATCATTAGGTGATGTAATTGTTAATGTATCACCATCTGCATCTTTAACCGTTGATTCATCAGCATATATATCCAATGCAGAAGATAATATTGGATCCATGTCCATGCCTTCATAATCTGTAAATAATTCTATCTTTGATGTATGAAATGATTGATTTTGATTATACGTGCCATATCCTGGTTGCCCGCGATGTACTCCAGAAAATCTATCAACATATCGCTTGTTAGCTAAATTACCAGTTGATTGTAATCGGTTCGTATCAACTGCTTTTAGTCTATTTTTTGAAATTCTACGCACAACCACATTGGTTGCAAATAATCTACTTAGTCGTGCTCTTAATGAAGTATCTGTCATATTTTACCTATATAAATAAATATTAGAGTAGCCACTTTAAATCAGAATTTTCATCATCTCCCGATTGCCATTGCCATTCTTTAGGAATTTGTTGTGTTGATGAATACACCCCTTGAGATTTTCCAAAATGGCCTAATGCCTTTCTATTTAAATCTATTCCCTGTTGTTGTAACCTTAATGCTGTATCTCTCATCCATAACCCTGTCGAAAATGATATTACTAAATCATCATTATAACCACGCGATGCTTCTGCTCGATGACCTAACCAAACAAATGTAAATAGTTCGTCAATTAAACGCTTAGAATGTACTATTGGAGTTTTATCTCTAAAATACGTTTCTAGTTTTGATATTACTAATGGACGAGTCCTAGATGTCATTGAAAATCCTGGAACTGTTTTTGATTTATCTTTTAAATCATATCCTTTA